TTGCTGTTCGTGCAACTGTTACAGATGAAATGGTTGTTTTTTGTGGTTTTACTTGTACTTGTATTGCCATTTTTATCTCGTTACGTTAGGTAGAACGGTTATGATACCTTCAAAAATTCTGGTGACTTCACCAGAATTGTTATCAATTTCTACATCATAAACATATCTACCAGGCGTAAGATTGGCAGTGTTGGCTGCAGTCATGGCCATGGTGATTTCACCAATATTTGGTGTTGAAACCGTTACATTAAATGAACTCTTTGAAGAGGAATAATATGATTTCCTCATTTGTGACCGAGCAACATAACCAACAAGGTTCTGACCTACGCCGGTACCGTCATTTACAGTAATGACAGTATTAAATGTTGCACCTTGATCTATGGTTAGTTCTACAAATTCAGCCACAAGAAACTCCTTACTTTTACTTATTTATAATGAATCGGGGTACAATAAGTTTTATTTGTTAAGTTGTTTCTTGATTTCCTCCAATTTATCATCCAACTCTTTGATAGCTTCAAAAACTAGACCCATCATTTGTCCATAAGCAACACCTTTAATTCCACCATGTTCTTCAACAGCTTCAGGTAAAACTGCTTCAACATCTTGCGCTATCAAACCAGTATGTCTCTTTGTTTTATCATCAAGGTCATTTCTGGTATATGTGTAACCAGTTAGTTGTCTAACTTTTGCAAGAGCATCACCAATCTTTTCAAGGTTATCTTTAAGTTTTCTATCGGAGAAAGCAGTAACATTACCACCAGCAGTAATAGTGCCAGTAACACTAAAATTTCCATTGTATGAACCACTCATACTTAATGTGCCAGTAGAAGTAATTGTACCACCAGTTAAACCATTTCCTGATCCAACCTGTGTGACAGCCGAAGTCACATAACCTTGACTAGTCCATGGAGTACCTGTGACAAATCCACTGTTATTTGTTAACTGACTTGTTAAAGTTGGTATAGTTGGTGCACCAGTTATTTTACTATACGCTAAACTGGAAATAAAACCAGGATTTGAATAACTCTGTGTAGTATATACACCATTAGACACAGTATCTGCATTGCCTGCTGTTGTTGCTTTACCAGAAATATCAATTGGATATGAACCAGACATTCTAGCAGATGGCACAGTTCCTGATGTTAAGTTACTGGCACTTAAATTGGTCAAATCAACATTGATTGCTACCCAAGAGAATCCTGATCCAGTGTATTGCAAATATCGATTGGCTGTTGTTGGTGCATCGATGAATGTTGTTGAGTCGGCCGATGATTGTACAGGTATTCTATTCGAAGAACCACCAGCAATATTAGTTGCTTTCGCTGCTAACAAACTTGCTGCATTAAAATCTGTGAAGTTACCAGCATTATCACTGTACTGCCATCTTGGAGGACTTACGTTTTCGTTCCATCTAATAAATGCATCACTTGAAGTACCACGTTTAATTCTAATACCACCGTTTTGTGTTGGACCAGATGTGTCGGACAATCCATTATTAACTGTTACAAAACCTGTGTTTGCACGAATTTCACCAGAAATGACAGCGTTATAACTAAGCAACTGTTTTGCATTAGGGAATGTTACATTACCATTAATTAACAAGTCACTTGCTATAGTTTGTGATGATGCAGATGTTTTCTGTACCGCACCAGTTGCAAGAGTGTTGGTCGTATTTGCTAAATCAAAAGCACCATTGGAATGTGGTCTTGCGTAAGTATCAATTGAGCCAGCAGCAATTGTATTTGCTAATGCATATGCTGAGTTAGCATAAATTCCAGATGTAACGGCTTTTTGGTCAGCAACCGCAGCCTGTGCTACACCAGTATTTGCAGTTGAATATGCCGCATTTGCATGTCTGTAAGCGAACGTTGAAAATGTTAATGTTGTATTTGAAGAATCAAAAGCTCCATTAGCATGTAAATAAGCACCAGCAGCAGAACCTGATGCAATTGTGTTTGCTAATGCGTAAGCTGCATTTGCATGTGACTGTGAAACGTTTGCACGTGTATAGGCACCATTTGCAAAAATACCAACAGTATTTGTTGTGTCGATTAAGAATGTATTTGCGGTATTTGCGGCCAAGAATGCGGCATTTGCATAAACACCTGCGGAGTTTGCAGAAGTGTAACCAGAATTTGCATAAGAACTGGCAGAATTGGCAGTAGTGTAAGCTGAATTGGCATAACCACCAGCAACAACTGCGGTATCATATGCAGCCTTAACCGCACTCGGTGTAGCAACGTTTGCGGTACTATTACTTGTTACTGTTGCATTTAAGAAGCTTGCATCCAAAATGCCATACAAACTTGAGTATGTGTTACCTTTGGAAACTTTCCATTGGTCATCTGTTTCGTCCCAACGAATCAAAGCATCTGTACCAACTACACGATTATTTCTGATTGTTGCATCAACATTAGTTGTTGTATTTGCATTTAGTGTGAATTCACTGACTTCATATTCAACATTACCCAATGCGGTAAAAATACCTTCGATTGCAATGTTACCACGAATATATGTTGTTTGTAGAGTTGTTTTACCATCAACTGTCAATACTTCATCTTCAACTGTATTTGCATATACACGAATTGAACCGCCAGTTTTTACACTCAAATTATTTGATACATTAATCCATGCGGCATTTGCAGTGGAAACTTCAATGTTATTTGAAATTAATGTGTTGGCGGTAATCGTATTTGAAGACGACAAATATGTGATAGAAGCATTTGTAACATTAGCATTACTCGATAACAATGTTCGTATTGTACCAGTATTAACTGTTGCAACGTTTGAAGTGAGTGTCACAACGTTACCAGTAATTGTAGTTCCAACTAATGCAGTCAATGTATTAATTGTAGCAACATTAGATGACAAGGTGATAACATTACCAGTAGTTATGATGCCGTTTGTAATTGTAGAATTTGTAGAAACAAGGTTCTGAACAGTGCCATTATTAATTGTTGAAACGTTTGATGTTAATGTAACCAAATTCGCAGAAGTTCTTGCTACCAATACAGTAACATTACCATATGTTGTATCTAATGTGTTTGAATTAATATCATTAGAATTCAATAAATTGTTGTCGATTGTACCAATGTTTGCGTATGGTAAATAGTTCAGCACACCAATTGTCGCCACAGTAGCTGTCATGTTTGCAGTAAATACATCATCAGCATACATGTAAGTACTTAAGACACGATTAATAGTTGCCGTACCAGTGTTAACATACATCACGTTTGCCAAACCAGTCAGTCTTAATATACCGGCACTTGTAATATTTCGGGTAACTGATACGTTGCCGTTTGCAGTAATATTCTGCACATATACATTGTTAACAACTTGAACATCCGCACCAACCAAGACGTTATTGGCTACATTTAATGCTGTTCCTGGACCTGTTACTCTGATTGTTCCGCCTGAAATTAGGTTACCGGTTGCCGCACCGACAACACCCAAAAACATGTTGTTGGCAAGAGTTAAGTTACTTTGAAATAGTACATTATTTGCCACAGAAAGTGGAGTACCCGCTGCCGTAATAGAGACATTTGCTGTGTTGGAAATGAGTAATTGACCTTGGTCTTTTTCATATGTGTTGAACCCCAAATCATTCAAATCTGTTGCTGATTTGTTGGTCTGAATTCTCCACTGGTCAATGGTGTCGCTTCTGGCAATTGTTGGTATAGTAGTCGTTGGCATCGTTAACCTTTAACTCTTTTTTTCTAGTAATGTTTTTAACAAGTTTTTAATTTCACTAAGGTCATCATTCATCGAAGACACTTGTTCTTTTAATGTATTTATTTCTTCATTTTTAGACAATAAATTTTGTCTAATTTTCTTCCTAGCTTCATTTTCTAGGATAGCACTCTTATTGGTGTTAAGTAAGGCTTTGTTGCCCATGTCCTTAACATAATTTGTTCCTTCAACTTTTACTTGCATCTTATCAACCTGCTGGTAAAGCAATTATTCGCAAATCTTTGACTGACGGAACAACAGCTGGATCTGAAGAAGTCATAACAATTTTAACTGAGAATGTTTTGAACGTATCATAAGTTACACCATTATCGGATGTATATGTTGCCGAATCCAATGTTAATGAAGGTCTGAATTCAAATTCAAAGAAATCGGATTCATTTACAGAAACACTTGTTGTTGGATTGAAACATTCCATTTTCTGATAGCGTCTATCTCTAAATGTTGTTGAATCTGATGAAGACAACAATTTGTAGAATACTGTAATATCTGTGCCAGCTGGTTTATTAACTGCCAGGAAAACACGCAAATCACCAGCATCAAATCCATCTGCAAGAACAACTGGTTTAGTAATGTATTTGGCCAAACAAGGACCAACAGAACTGTCATATTCAGAATTTAACACAATCGCTGCGTTTGAGGTAACGTTTGCAGTAGTATTTGCATTTGGATATGAAATTGTAAAATCATCCAAGTAACCAAAACCAGATGATGAAACATTCAATGAAAGAACGTTACCTCTTACACCATCACACGACATGAACACTGTTGCGCCTTCACCCGTAGATGAATTGATAATGATAGTATTTGAATTTGCGTATCCCGCACCAGGACTAATAATATTGAAGTCTTCACTGTTAATTTCTGCATTATCAATATAGTTTTCCCAAGCGTTTAGGTGTAAACTCTCTAACGATACGATTGGAGAAATAGTATCTGTACTTGTAGAGATTTGGTATTTAACTGTAAAGTCACCTTTGTCTACCAATTCTTTTCTTCTAGAACCAAGTGTGTACTTACTATCTAAACCACAATCATATTTAATTTGTGGAATCAAGCTTCTATACTGAGTCTCTTTGGCACCATTAACTGGTGTTGAAACAAAATAATAATTAGATGCAACAGGAAAATCTGAAGATGGTTTGATTGAAGTTTCCAACAATCTAAACTTGTCAACATAGTATGTTTTAGGTGGCTTCTCGGAATCTAAACTGAAGTATGCAGATGTGCCGGTTACAAACTTACAACGATTCAGTGTGAACATCAAATCTTCATTTAGGAATGGAACATATTCCATTGAGTTTTGTGATTTATACAAAGTACCAACGTATGGGTTTTGCGACACAGTTTTATTTGCTGTCGTCAATGCACCCTTCTCAGCAACCCACATTAAATAATCTGGACTATTAGACAAGACAACTACCGCATACAAACCTGGACTCAAAAACACAGGAGATGGGAATGTAAACTTAGTAGCTGTTGATGTTACATCAACACTCGGTGAGGAAGAAACATTTACTTCTTCTGGTCTCTTTGTTGTTACAGATTCTTGATACCAGAAATCTGCAGATGGCGCACCATTAACAGTTGGTCTGATTTGAACAGTAACTGGCAAAGTATCATCTTTGGCACTGAAGAATAAATCAATACTTTCAGCAAACAAACCTAGTGGATATTTTTCAGGATCAACATAGAATGTTTGAGCCAATGGATCTTCTACTGGTGTTGAAATAACATTGTCAACAACTGCTTGGTCAACAACGGCAGTTGGAGTTTTGCTTTCTGCAGCCGGTGGTGGATTGTAACCAGTACTTGTTAGAACTGATGATGTGGTTGAACTTGAAAGAACTTTGGAAGTTGTTTCACCTGTAAATTTGGCGGAAGTTGCAAAATTATATACAGTATTAAGAAGATTTGTTTTCTTAATAGCAACACCGGATGATACAAAAGAAGTTTCAGTGAATGAAATGGCATCTTTATCATAGGTGTTATTGAAAGATTCGGTAATACGCAATACACGTTCACCCGTCCTAAATGTTGCTTTAGGTGGATATAAAACACCACCAACATCACCAGTTGAAGTGGATTTATTTGAACCTAAAGAATATGACCAACTCAAACTTCTTTGTGTTGATGATGTTGTTTGTTGTACAGTTGCAACTTTTGTTGATGTATTATAAGCAATAACATTAAATGTTGCACCCGAAACAGTTGCACCTGAAGTTGAACTTTCAACAATACCTTGTTGTTCTTCAGCAGTACTACCAATTGATCTCACAAGGTATAACACATTAGTATTGGCAGAAGCAGCAATATTAAACGATGGTGCGTCTGCAGCCAAAGTAATAGTTGTGGCACCAACGGCACGTGTTACACCAGACTTGTGTTCTTCCAGAGTTTCAATATATCGTAATGATTCGGAGTTAACACCTTTGATGTATTTACCTTGTAGTGAAACACCTGTTTCATTAATTAAAGATACATTTCTTCCAGTGTCTGCATTGATAATTCGAACAAGTTTATAAGTTCCAGAACGAGCTTTATAATTTGTTAAGTATGTTGCAGCTTGATTTTGGTCATCACCAATAACTGCAAGCTCACCTGGTTGGAATCCATTTGTAGGAAGACTAATAGTTGTTTTAATTCTATTCGGAACAACAACATAATTGTTAACAGAAACACCATCAAAGAAAGCAAAATATCTTGTGTCTGGTCGTAATGAATCACCAACAAAAGAAATTGCTCTCGATTTTAAATATGGATTGATTGAAACATCAGTTACATAATTGCCAAGATCAACAGTACTTGCAGTTGGTGCAGCAAGAACTTGTTGTGTGTATTGAGCACCTTTTTTAATGTATACACTATTTGTAGTAGTCTGTAATGTTCCAAAATCAGCATCTTTCAAATCATAACCAGAACCACTACTTGTTACTTGTACTGAACTTGAATCCGAAACTGTTTCAAACCATTTTGAATCGATAACTTTACCAAATGGATTATTTGAATCATTGTTCCAACTTGGAGTTTGGTCTGAAATATATCTAAATGAATCACTAATGAAGTTAAATGGATTCTCAATGCCTTGTAGTGAATTTAATGTAACTTTAGCTGTTGTTTCTGTATCAGCTTCTGCTGTATATTCAGGAAACAACTTCATGTTTCCTCTAAATGCGCCATACAAAGCGCTAGCAACACCCACACTCTTTGTTGCAGAGTCTTGTTGAGCAAATGGTAATGATGTGTAATCCATCATCAAGGATTTCTTATCACCAGAACCAACAGCACGATATGAACCAGTGGATGCAGCTTGATTCCAAATCATCTTAACTGTACGCATCAACGAAGCAGGTTTTAATAAACCATTGTCAACCATACAACGATTATCAAAACCAGCATCACCATATGTTGCTTGAACGGAATTGTCGGAGAAGTTGTCAACTAAAATACCATACTTGGATCTTTCCAATCCTGTAGCATCTAATATTTTAGAATCATTTGCATTTCTTTCCAACGTATTCAATGACACATAGTATTCCAAACCTCTAATTCTAGAATCAAAAGCACTAATGTCTTTCATTGTGTAACGTTTATTGTTTTTAAAGTCAGCACGAATGTCTTTAACACTCTCAGTATATGCAGGCACAAACATTGTGTAAAGATGCAAATCTTCTGGACCAACTGGTGGTGCAATAGGTGTAACATCAGGTTTACCACTGATGATTGAGAGTTCTTGTGAAGGTTTAACAACAATCTGGTCAATCCTTGGCAAGTAATATTCAAAAGACAATTCGGCCAAAGAATCTGGATCAGGATTAACTGCACCTGTTAATACTGTGCTTGCAACATCTCTTGTTGGTCTAAAGTCTAGAGCTGCACGTGATGAAATAATCTTACCATCTTCACGGTTGAAGAATTTTGGTAATTGATTATATGTTAAATTAGTCGAACCAGTATAAGAATCAACAGTAAACAAACCATTATTTTGTGGAGATGGTGCGCTGCCGTGATTGAAATATTTGTACTGAATCATCAATGATGAACCAGTTGGTGAACTATAACCACGTTTCAATTTAATTGTTGCATGGTCATAATGTGTTTTTCTGTGACCATTATCCAACTCATAGTGGTCAGTTACATCGTGTGCTGGATCAGTCAACATTGACATTGTAATGTTGCCAGTATTTGTTTTGGAATCAATAATCCTAACAATTTCATAAACGTCAGCTACTTGTAAACTAACTGGAACACCAGGAGTTTTTAGTTTATTGAGTGGAAAAGAACCGCCAATACTGGAAAAGTCATAATGTGTTACACCAATACTAGGGAACACATAACCACCAGTAATAGCGGTAACGGTACCAGTATTGGCGATATTCAATGCATCAACATCATCTAAAGTGTAAGGAACTCTTTCGTGCAAATAATCGTTTGCTGGGAATAAAGACTTTGTTCTGATTGCACCGTTTGTACCATCTTCAGCTTGATTGACTTTTGTTTTAACAATAAAATCACAACGAACAGCAGCAGTATTCAAGTCAACTTGAATTGTTGTGCTGTCAACAGCAGTAACTGTGAATAAGTTATTTGCTAATGATAAAATGGTATTTGCAGCAATACCTGATGCTGCATTTGTTGAAGATGTGTCGGAACGCACCAAACAAACAATGTTTTCAAGAATAGCAGTATCACCTAAGACACCACCTGATCCAGCAAAAGCAAACGTATCTGTACCAACAGTGGAGAGTGTAATTACACCGCCGCCGTCTGATAACTTGTTTGCATAAACTTTATTCGCAAAGAAATCAAAATTTGTAATTGTTCCTTCTTTTAAAGCTTCAAAAGGAATTGCAAACAACAAACTGTCTCTATTTTTTTCTGTGATATAAGCATCACCTGATGAATCTCTTGACTCAACGTTAACATCACCACCCCAAAGTAATGCGCCACCAGAACGAATTACTAAAGATTCTGCACCGGAAAAACCAGATTCAATTGTGAAGGCATTTGAAGATGGAGTAAATGATAAATTGGATTCTAATCTAATAAAATTTGAACCAGAGGATTCAATTCTAATTGGTGCCAAATCGGCGCCAGCACCATCAGTAATGTGAAAATACATTCCTTGATATGAGTTTGCTTGTAATGTCGTACACCATGCGGCCGGCAATTTGACGTTTGCAGATGAATTACCAGAAGAAGCAAGGTTACCAATGATTGGTGTTGTGTTAGCTTCAAAAACATTCAATCTATGTGTATGTGATGAACCTAATGTTGTTGTCGTTGCACCATTATACTTCATGTTATTGACACGAATTGTACCAATTTTTGTAGAATTATAATATGCTGTACCTTGTTTATCAATATATTGTTTAGGTACACAGTGAATATCTAATGTTGGGAATGTAGTAATGTCCAAGTTTGTTGTACCTTGAACATTCTCAACAATAACATAACTTGAATAATTTGTAGGAATGTCATAATCTGCAACATTAGCAGTCGCACGACCACGATAAACACCAATCTTAGTTGGTGCAATTGTTTGAAATTCATGTCCAGCAACATACGCTTTACCTGGATCCAAAATTACACTGAAGTAATTTGGGTCAGCATAGTTGTTGTTGGCACGATTTGCATATTCTTCTTCCAACGTTAACACGAATGGATCAACTGTGTAGTTACCAGATTCATCAAACGTTCTTCTAGCCAAGGTTTTTTCAATTTCACTGTAAATTGGAAATGCAACCTCTTTAGTTTTAACACCATCAACGACACGAATAACCTCAAAAAATGCGGATTCGTCTGCTGAATCTAGTGTACGTTTTGATAGTCGTGTGATGAGTTTTGAACGTGTGGCACCAGGCGCTTGATAGTTAAATGAGCCTTGGGCTGGATCCAATAATGAAGCATCATCAATCTCATCATAAATTTCTTGGTCAAATTCGATACCAATCTTATATGATGGCAATACGTTAATTGTTGCTGTGTCGTAACCTAAACGATAGAATGTTTCAAGCACTAAAAATTCAGGTAATACTTTTACAAATTGACCTTTGAAGTAATATAC